AAAACAACTATGGTTTTTAATAAGTCCATCGAAACGAAACATCGACAGCTGAGCGAAGTTAGCCAGCGGCGGACAGCAAGTCGCCTGCTCATTAAGAATTCAGTCAAGCAGCAAATCACCCGGAGCGCTCCTGGCAAATTGAAATGGCGCCCAATGGGATTGAGGCAGGTGTGTAACGCGTGGCGGGTATAGCACACGAAGAGGACTCCGCACCGGAATGGTTTGCTGCTCAGATCCCGAACATCGGGGAATCTTTACCAGCAGCTCTTTACGAGGGGCTGACGGTAAACAAAGAGAGGTGAATATGGGAAGCGAGTTAACGTTTCAGGATCGCACTGTCGTGCCATTTGATAACGGTGACGGGAAAATCTGGTTCACGACAGACGCGCTGGCCGACCTTCTTGGATATGCAAACACCAATAAGGTTTCCAACATCTACAACCGCCACAAAGATGAGTTCACGGATAGTATGACTACCGTGACCAAAGTGAGGAAGGATGGAATAAACAATAGCTTACGTGAAGTTGAGATGCGTATTTTCTCTCCCAGAGGTGCGCACCTTATCGGCATGGTCTCCCGTACCAAGGTCGCCAAAGACCTGCGTATCTGGATGCTCGACCTGGTAGAAAAAGAATCTGGCATTCAGATTGCTCCATTGAATGTCTCAGGACTTGCCAAACTTACCGGTCAGCAGATTCACGATCAGATCGCTTCATTCGACGAGTTGTCTTTCAAACATCGCGGACAAAAAGGCAGCGGCTTGCTCGCCCAGCGTAAGAAAGACAAAAAACGCGTTAAGGAAGCGACTCTCCTCGCGCTTCAGTTAACGCAGTTCAGCATCCCAGATCTTGGTGAATTCTCCGAAGGGCTACCGGTATGAGCCCGCAGGAGTTCATTCACAAAAATATAACTTCCGAGCTGATAAGGCTGCGTTACGACGAGAACGCCGCGATGACCGGCGCGGACATGGCGGTGGATCATTACCGTCGCTGCTCGCAGGCAAGTCGTAAGGGGAGGATATTCGACGACTGCCTTTATATCGCTAAGCAGTGGGCTGGAAAACACAAGTCCAAACAAAAGTAAGCCGCTTAACCAGCGGCTTTTTCATACCTCACCGTTCTCTATGAGTGCGGTTAGTTATGACAACCGGCGGCCATCCACCGCCCATTAGCGCAGAAGTCTTGTATTAACCGTTCCGTTCGCCGCGATAAGGCCAAGAGGATTTATGTCAGACCTGAAAGAGATAATCGCAAAGCTTTTAGAAGACGCCCGTCACCTTAATGAAATCGCTCCAAATGCTGGCACCGCAGCACGCATCAAAGAAGCCGAAGAGGCTCTTAAGGTTGCATCATGAAAGTCACACACAACGGCAAGCAGTACTCCGCAAAAAAGCTCAACGATAACGAGTGGCAGCTGACGTCGGTATCGGCACCACGCGACAAGCTGACGTTTAACCGCTGGCAGATGCATATCGCTGGCCTCCTGGAACAGGTTGAGATGAAGGTATGATGCACCACTACGGCACCACCCCGCTCATACGCCAGTGCGTCACGCCCGGCATGATGGCAATGCATGAAGGCCGAACCTATCGCGTCTCAGCAGTCATTCAGGAGCGCAAATGGGTGTACCTGCACACCGACGCAGAAATCATCCGCCTCAGTGACTGCGTGATTGACGTCCTTCTGGACGGTCACGGCAACCCTATCCAGCACTAACCACCCTATTCAACCGATCGGCTTGGCTTTCTGCGGGCGGCATCTGCACATCCAAATTTCAGGAGAAACCATGAGCGAAGTAACGGACTTAACTGTCATCGAAATAAAGCCGGAACAGGCGCCAGTGCTTTACGTAGCGTAGCTGGCGGCCTTGATGCTTATCTCGAGCAAATCCGCCAGGCAGTAAACGAAGTGCCGGACCTGTCCACGAAGAAAGGCCGTGATCGTGTCGCCTCTCTGGCGGCGCAGGTGTCCCGCAGTAAGACGGCAATCGAAAAGCCTGGCCGTGAGTACCTGAAGCGACTGAAAGAGGCTGTGCGTCCGGCTGAGGCTGAAATTAAGCGATTCGTTGATGCCTGCGACGAGTTGCGAGATGCCACCCGCCGCCCTCTAACCGAATGGGAAGCCGAGCAGGAACGCATCAAGGCTGAAGAAGCCATGAACGCGCTACACGCCGAAGCGCTGGTCATGAACGAGAGCATCGATCTACAGCGGGCTATTCAGTTCGAAGCAGACCACGAAATGGCTCTGCTGATGAACAAGAATTTCGACCGTGACCGCGAAGAGCAGCGCCGCCTGGCGGAACAGGCTCAGCGCGAGCACGAAGAGCGCATTAAGCAGGAAGCAGCTGACAAAGCCAAGCGCGAAGCCGAAGAGAGACATAAGGCGGAACTGGATGCTGCAGCGCGGCGCGAAGCTGATGAGAAAGCTCGCGCTGATGCCGCAGAGCGTAAACGCAAAGAAGACGCTGACCGTGCAGAACGTGAGAAACAGGACGCCATCGCTGAAGAAAAACGCAAAGCGCAGGAAGAGGCAAATCGCATCAAGCGTGAAGCTGAAGCTAAAGAAAAAGCCCGTCTGGCCGAAGAGCAGCGCAAAGCTGAAGAAGAAGCGCGCCGCGCCGCAGACAAGGAGCACCGCCGCACTGTCAATCGTCGCGTCATCGCCGACCTAATTAATCAGGGCATCCCTGAAGAATTCGCGCAGAAAGCACTGCTGGCGATTGCTGGCGGCAAAGTGCAGGACGCGCACATCAAATATTGAGGCAACCATGAACGCATACCTCACTTACGACCGCATCGAAGATCGGCGCTGGGTTGAGCAGCAGCTCATCGACGAGAAAGAGAAGTGGGTCGACGACCGGGCGCAGCAAATTATCGACATGATGCCAAAAGAGCCGTCCGGCATCTTCCACTTCACGGTCCCGATTGACTCCAGCCCGTACGAAGGACTTCGCAGCGATAAAGCTGGCGAGGCCTACAACGATTTCATTTCGGCAGTTGCTTACGCCCAAGCGGAATACGACTGGGAACACCGTACCGGCTGCCCGTTTTAATTTTTGAGGGGATTGACGATGGCAAACGAATTAACAATCACAGCGAGTGCGCTGCAGGAAAAAGGCATCGACGTCGCTACCTGGAGTGCGCTGAAGAACAGCATTTATCCCGGCGCCAAAGATGAATCTGTCATGATGGCGCTCGATTATTGCCGTGCCCGCCAGTTGGATCCATTGCTGAAGCCCGTTCACCTCGTGCCGATGAGCGTCAAAGACTCAAGAACGGGTAAAAGCGAATGGCGCGACGTGGTCATGCCGGGCATCGGGCTTTACCGCATTCAGGCGGACCGCTCCGGCGATTATGCCGGGGCCCGCGAACCAGAGTTCGGGCCAGACACGACTCAGACGCTTTCTGGTGTCGAAGTAACTTTCCCTCAATGGTGCAAATACACCGTCTACAAGCGCATGCCCAGCGGCGAAATCGTCGAGTTCAGCGCCAAAGAATACTGGATTGAGAACTATGCCACCGGCGGCCGCGACACCACGGCGCCGAACGCGATGTGGAAAAAGCGCCCATACGGCCAGCTGGCGAAATGCGCAGAAGCCTAGGCGTTGCGTAAGGCATGGCCTGAGATTGGACAGCAGCCTACCGCCGAAGAAATGGAAAGCAAATCACTGGACGTTGATATGCGTGACGTCACGCCGCGCAGCACCACAGAAGCACTTCCACCAGCAGCAAGCGAAGAAACGCTTCAGGCGATCACCGATCTCTTAACATCTCTGAATAAAGACTGGGAGCAAGACTTCCTTCCAGTGTGCAGCGACATCTTCAAACGGCCCATTCTTGAGGCGTCAGACCTCACTGAAGAAGAGGCACAGAAAGGATTCAACTTCCTTCAGAAAAAAGCTAAGGCGGCAGCATGACTGGTAAAACCGTTGAAGTGACCTGCAAGTGCTGCCCGGACAAATTCATGGCCCGAGTTGCTGACCGAAAAAGAGGTTGGGCACAGTTTTGCAGTAAGTCATGCGCTGCCTATTGGAAGCAATACGGTCGTCGCAGAGGGCATCAGTCACTTGAGATGCGGCAGTCGGCAATTGACAGAAATTCAATTGAGCGGCTACAGCGCGAAACACATGTGAGCGATCCATCGCGAGGTTTCGTTTACGTAGGTGGATTCGGACCGTGGGATGACCATAAGGACTGCTGACATGACACCAGAAATTATCCTGGCCAGGACCGGCGTTGACGTAACCAACATCCAACAGGGCGACGAGGAATGGCACCGGCTGCGCCTCGGCGTCATAACCGCCTCTGAAGTGCATAACGTCATTTCCAAGCCGCGCTCCGGCACCAAATGGACGGGCATGAAGATGTCCTACTTCCACAC